CGACCAGGTTGACGGTCAGTGTGCGTGTAGCCATAGCTCAGATTCCGTTCAGGATCTTTTCCATGCGTTTGGTGTATTCGCCGCGGATCCAGGGTTGCAGGGTGCGGATCGTGGGGAACAGCACCCAGCCGCCCTTTCGGCGGGGCCCGAACTTGTCGCCGGTGCGTCGCCCCAGGTCGTCGACGGTTTTCGACGACCCGAACTCGACGGCCGGCCAGACGTCGGTCGCCTTCACGGACGGGTCGCCGCGGTAGCGGGGCCGGCGGACGATCTTCGCGCCGCCTGTCTTGATCTTCGGTGTGGTTCCCTGCACGGCACGGATGGTAGGCCGCACGAGCGCCTCGTACTGGCGAGGGTGGTACGCCATCCAGGAGTTACGGCGCGCCATCTGGACGACCTTGTCGGCTATGTCCTTGTTGGCGTTGCGCGCCTCCTTCTTGACGTCGTCCTCAGCGAACCGGATTTGTCTCTGGAAGTCTTTGACCTCCGGGAACGTGACGGTGATCGGATCGGCCCCCAGCGTCGGGTCCAGGGTGTCGATCGTTCGGACGGTATACCTGCCCCGCGGGTCAGCCACGGTTTGCCTCCTTCGCCTGGTAGTCGAGCACGCGCCACATGGCGGCGAGCATCACCTCGTCGAGTTCGGCCAGCTCGGCGGGCGAGATCCCGGTGCGGATCGCCAGGGCGGCGATCTGCACCGTCAGGGAGTCTCGGCCGAGCCCGAGGCCAAAGGGTCCGGGGCGTCCTCCTCGTCGTCGGCATGCCGCACGTCCACGAGGTCGTCGAGCCACGCGTCGAACGGCTTCACGGGCGGCCCGTTGCCGTTCTGCGCGGCCCGATGCAACGCAGCGTGAGCCACCCAGGCAAAGTGCTCGACCTTCGTGTCCAGCGGCAGGGCAAACGCCTTCGGGCAGCCGATCCCCCAGTGGCGTTCGAACGCGACCAGGACCGCTGGGCCGGCGGTCACGGTGCGTTCGGTGCCGTCGTGGACAATCTTGAGCCGCATGCATAGTTGAGCCATCAGATCCCCCCCTCACCCTCAGCTGACGGTGCGTGTGATTGCGCCGGTTACGGGCCAACTCGTGCTGAACGAGGAGAGCGAACCCACCTCGGCCGCGATGGGCGTGTAGTCCGTGACCAGCACGGAGCCTTCGTACTTCGGGTTCGTGGCCGACACCGCGTCAGCGGTGGGCGTCAGCGCGAACGTCACGACAGTCCCGACCAGAGACGTCAAAGTCGCGTCGACTTCGGAGCTGGCATAGTCCTGTTGCCAGGTGATGTTGAGCTGGCCAGAGGTGAGGCCCGACACGAAGGACCGAGCGGCATCGCCGAAGGCGCTGGTGTCGACCTCATCCGCGGATTCGGACAGGGTCGCCGAGGTGACGTGATCGCTGAGGGTGACGGAGTTGATGACCACGATTTGTGCGGCCCCTCCAATGAGCTTGGCCATGGTCAGGCCTCCTTGTTGTTGCCGGAGACGGCCAGGTGGCCGCCGTCGATGAGTTGTTTGTGCTGCTCGGCCGAAAGGTCGGCTGAGAATGTGGTGCCGGGTTCGTGGCCGAACACGGCATGGGTGCCGACGACCTCGTACTCGACTTTCTTCGTCTTCTTGCTCACGCGAAAACCTCCACCGTGAAGTCGGTCCCCAGGTACTCGACGTCCGAAATGGACACCACGCCATAGCTGGTGCAGTTGGTCACCTGGAGGGTCTGGGATTCCCCTCCGAGTGTCTTGTCGGCCTCGATCAGCGCCCGCACGCCGGCCGCACCCGAGATGAGGCCGTCGAGGAGCGTTTGTTGCGCCGTGTCGTCGAAGCGTTGCGCGACGCATGTCACGGTGAACACGAACCGCTCCATGCCGTTTCCGAATGCCCCGTGGTACTCGGCGACAGGCGACCCGGGAGTGACCAGGGCCGCAGGAGGGCTGACGGTGTCAGGGACCGTCGACGCGACCTGGATGAACGTCGACGAGGCCGACAGGGCGGTCCCGAGGGCGGCCCTAATCGCCGCATAGTCGGCCACCGTCAAGCAACCGCAGGGAGGCGGTAGTCGGACAGCATCTGGGTCACGTCCTGGTCGTAGCGCGAGATCCGCACCGGCCCGAAGTCACCGACGCCGATGACTCCCAGCGGTGATGCCTTCCTCGAGTAATAACGGGCCGAGAGCATCAGTGCCACTTGTTTGATCGCCGACGGAACCGCCGGCCATCCCCATCGGGCGGTCACCTCGAGCGACGCGAGGCCGTCGCCGTAGACCGGGAACGTGTAAGACCCGACGGCCCGCAGGTTCCACACGGGCCTCGAGTCGGCGATGTTGTTGAGCGGTTCCACCTGGTAGTCGGTCGACGCCCAGGTGGTGTCGAACGTGCCGTCCCCGGACGTGTCCGTTTTGATCACCAGGCCGGTCAGGGTCGAGATGTCGTCGGTGACCGCGTAGTAGGGCTGCGCCCGGAAGGTCTTCGCGGACGTCGACCCGTCCTGGGTGAACGATCGCCCACACAGGTCGTCTATGAGCTCCTCGGTGCTGTCGATCGCCAGATTCAGGAACGTATCGTCGCCCGAGCCGGTGATACCCAGGGCGTCCTTCAGGGTCGAGAGTGCGACGTAGTTCCCCACCTAGGCCTTCTTCGCCGCCTTCTTGACGGGCTTCTTCTTCGCCGGTGCCTGGACGGCTTCCGGCTTCTTGATCCTCGAGGCGGCCTGCTTTTCCCACAGTGTCGACATCGTGTTTCCTCCTTGTTGGCGCTGACCTCCCCGACCGGCGGTGGTGCCGATCGGGGAAGCCAGACGACGTCCTTCGGGGGGTCCTAAGGACGAGCGGTGGCCTAGAAGCTCGGCGAAACCAGTCCGGTCCCGTAGACGGTGGAGATTGCTGCCGGGTAGCGGCCTCCGACGAATCCGACGTACGAATACACGACCAGCTTGACGGTCAGGCTCCCGCCTGTCGTCTGGTCCATGCGGATCTGAGCCGGTGCACCGTCGCCGTCCTCGAACAGCAGCATGTCGGCGCGGCGGACGACGTAGACGATGTCCTCGTCCGATCCTGCGCCGGCTGTGGTGGTGATGTTCGCGTCCGTGACGACCGGGATGCCGGCGACCTGGAGGCCGAACGATCCGTAGCCGGCTGTCGGGCCGACGCCCATCGTGTTGGAAGGCACGTTCGCCTGCGGCAACACGAGAGGCCGATTCGAGGAATCGACGGCCGCTGCCAGCCAGGCTGCTCGACGTGGATGCATGACCACCAGATCAGCTCCCGCATATCGGTTGCTGCTGATGCGCTGGATGGCGTCGATGAGCTTCGGGTAGAACTCGGCGACCGTCGGCGAGCCGTCGGTGTAGGCCACCTGGGCGATGCCGGAGATGTTGCCGATGCCGAGCAACTGCCCGGAACTGCCCGTCCCGGAGAGGAGCTGGGTGTCCTTGACGGTCGCATGAGCGGCCGCGAGGTCAGCCATGATCAGCGCGTCGATGCCGTCGCCGCGTTCGATGGCCTGGCGGGACACGTCCTGCTGGCCGGCGATGGTGCGGATGTCCGACGTGAGCAGCGTGTCGTCCATGTCCGTTTCGCTGACAGCGGAGTTTTCCGATGTCTGAACGGCGGCCGACGACCCTGTCGTGACGCGTGAAATATTCAGCGTCATGCCTCCCTGTGGAAGCGGCAGCCGGGTGCACAGGTTCGCAAACGGCTGACCGGCGCGAGCCAGGTCAGCAGCCAGGTCGACGAGGTACTGAGGCACGACAAGGCCGGCGAATGCGCCGGTCCCCACGTCTCGGTGCTCGACGTCCATCTCGACGGTGTGCCGGCCGATTCTGGCGCTTGCGCCGGGATCGTGACGGTACTGCATGTGGAACAGGTCCTGGAAGAACGACCGGCCCGAGTGCTCGTCGTAGGTGAGCGGCTCGTCGCCGACGCGGACCAGGGTCGCCTTCTCGGCTTCCTCGGGTGTCGCTGTGATCTCGGCGCGCAGCTGGGCCGCGGCGGAGTTGGAGAGCTCGATGTCTCGCAGCTCGGTGCATCGCTGGTCGAGCCTCTCGGCGTCCTCGCGGAGCTCCTTGAGGTTTTCGTCCTCGATGTCTGTCAGGTCACGCTCGTCGAGGGCGGCCTGGTCGCAGATGGCCGTCATGGCCTCCGCAGTGTCGGCGCGCTTGGCGACAAGCCTCTTGAGTAAGTCCATGCGTTCACTCCTGGTTCGTGCGGGTTCGTGGCTTCCTGGGTGCTCCACGGGTGCCGGCACGACCGGCGGCGCAAGGAACGGCGCAGGCCTTCAGTGTGGCAGACGGGT